TGAAGAAGAAACTCTTGCGAGAATGTACGCATTGTCACTGATTGGTAAATGTGTGAGATTGCCAATACCACTACCTTTTCATGTGATGGGAGTCTATGTGGAATACAAAGATCATAAAGGTAAAAATAGTGTTGTGTTGTCAATCTCAAGGCCAGATATGAAAGATAAGTTGTTTGGTTATCTTATTGCTCAAGGTAAACAAGGAAAAGATAGCGGAATCTAAAAAAGGTGTTGACAAATTAATTTTACTATGGTATAAATATAATACAGTTCAATGATGCTGAACGAAAGGCAGACTGGACTTGGGGGCAGTACCCAACGCCTCCACCAGGAGTACATTGAGTAACGGTAAAACGATATTTTGGGAGATAGCTACCCAAGAAACTCTAAACGGCAGTGCCAGTGTACTCTTGATGGGGGCGAACTAGGATCGACAGGTGTTGATTAGGAAAGTGGAGAACTGTGGATTGACCGCCTTATAGGTCACTAAACTATACGCAAACGATAATTTTGCACCCATGGCTCTTGCTGCGTAAGCAGTGAGTGTTCGGAGTTTCGGGGATGTACTTGGCAACAGAAACATCCCCACTTATAATTTTAGAATGGAGTTAAAATGCCACTGAATACGCCAAAGACATTTTGTATGAAAATTGAAAATATCGTAAAAGAAAAAAGAATAACTCACATGGATGCCGTCCTTTGGTATTGTCAAAAAGAAGGACTAGAACTAGAAGGCATCAATTCCCTAATTTCAAAAGCACTAAAGGAGAAGATTGAAGCTGACGCAAGAGAGTTGAATTTTTTACCTCGTCAAGCAAAATTACCAATATAAGTACTTGACATATTCAATGAACTATAGTATTATCATATTATGTTAACTGTCGGGCATGACGGCAGCAACCCTTGCAATGGAGACTTCAAATGGAAGTAACAGTGCATTTGGATGGTGATCCAGCCATCCGTAAAGAAGGTTTCTTTGCCTCTAAGGTAGAGGGTCTTCTTGGTCGAATTCGTGATTTAGAATTTGACAACGCCGATTTGGTGAAAGCCAATGAGGAGCTTGCAGAGCGAGTTAAGAAACTTGCAACGCAACGCCCGTCAGGGTTTCGTCCTCGCCGCAACAAGCGATAGGACATAGGAATGAGTGCCGGTGTAGCTCAGTTGGTAGAGCAACTGATTTGTAATCAGTAGGTCAGGAGTTCAAGTCTTCTCACCGGCACCATTTTTTTAGGAGAGGTTATGTTTAAGAAACTAAAACTTTGGTTAGAGAAATACACAGACAGTAAAGCTGCCAGTGTTCCAAAATATCTAAGTGGTTCTGGAGCAGAGTTGAATAATATAAGAAGGGAGAAACAAGTAAAGCACGAAGATTTATTGAAATGAACTTACGTTTTTTATATCATACCAAGTTTGATATTGATTATGATATCTTTCTTCAAGAATATGAAAAACTTAAATTTTCTGAAAAGGAGTATGAGGGCCCAAAGTGGAAACCAAATGATCCTAATAAGTCATTCGATCACTGGAGAGTTATAAGACAAAAGGATATGACTTCCGAAATTGTTTTAGATTTTGCAGATAAGATACAACGCCAACTATCACTTCACGGTAAGGTTAGTGGTAGATTTTATAGACTTCTTGCAAACCGTTATCTCACTCCACATCATGACGCTGGAACTAAGTGCTGCATTAATTTTATACTGAATGATAATGCTGCTGCTATAACCAGTGGAAATAAATCTTATACATACAAACAAGCTTTAATTAATACAACAAAGACCCATAGTGTTGAGAATACTGACACTGACCGTATAATTCTCAAGATTTCTATTTTTGATGTTGATTTTGATGAAGTAAAATTAATCATGGATCATTATGGATTTTTAGAGGAATAAATAATTGAGTAAAGGATATTATTTGATGGACGTTACATTAATTGATAGTATGGGAAGTGATTTGTCAGTGGTAAATGCTGCCCGAGTTTCTTTTGCTAAGAACAGTGAGTGGGAGTCTGTGCCAGAAGCTGGACCCACGCCAGGCCTTCTTCAAGAGCGAGATGAGAAACTTATCAAATACCTTGCAAAGCATAATCACTGGAGTCCCTTTGGTCATGCGTCTTTACAGTTTCATATCAAGGCACCTGTATTCGTCGCAAGACAGCTGGTAAAGCATCAGATTGGCCTAACATGGAATGAGGTGTCAAGACGATACGTTGATGACAAGCCAGATTTCTATCATCCTCTTATCTGGAGAGGTAAAGCAGATGATAAGAAACAAGGGTCATCAGATGTAGAGATTGATATCAATCCCACTGACCCAACTGGTCCGGCACTAGTTGATGTTTATCAACAAGCAATCAGGTCATGTAGGTGGACCTATGAGGAGTTGTTGAGAAAGGGTGTATGTCCAGAACAGGCTCGTATGGTTCTACCACAGTCCATGATGACAGAGTGGTACTGGAGTGGTACACTGTATGCGTTTGCCCGTGTATGTAATCTACGATGTAAACCAGATGCACAGATAGAAACACAGATGGTTGCTGACCAGATTGATAAGTTGTCTGCTGACACATTTCCTGTAAGTTGGGAAGCACTACGGTCATGAAGAAAGCCCTTGTCATAGGAAATGGTGAGTCGAGGTCATGGTTTAAACCATGTCATTTGACCATCATGGACAATGAGGTTGTAACATGGGGCTGCAATGCAATCTATCGTGATGGCAAAGATTGTGTTGACAATCTAGTATCTATGGATTATGGAATGCAACAAGAGATATATGAGTCTGGATGGTTTCAAGGGAAGTCCAAAGTATACTTCTCAAACTGGAGTCCAGTGCCATCCGAAGTTGCTGACATGATGTTTATGGGAACTGATATCCCAGAGTCTTTTGTACATAGGAGTAAGAACAAAACAAGCCAGTGTGTCATATCTGGCAAAGACCCTGCAACGCTTCATGAGACTGTTGAATACACTATGAAGATGCATCCTAACTTAGACATGCATGATTTACGATTGAAGATGGGCAAGGATACTGGAGTGTGGATTACATATACAAATGAGGATGATGGCATCATTGATGTGGGTGATCCTAATCTATCAACTGGTAACATGGCCTTGCTATTGGCATGTCATGAAGAGCATACTGAAGAGGTTTATATGTTAGGGTTTGATTTGAGTGTCTATGACAAACCTATAAATAACATATACAAAGGGACAGACAATTATTTGCCTGCCTCTGCGAAAGGTTTCAATCCTGTAAATTGGGTTGGACAAATGAGTGAGATTTTTGACAAGTACAAGAATATAACATTTTATTGGTCGGATTGTAAAATAACTGGTCAGTCTGATTGGCACGGTTCATCAGTAAAAGATTATCATTCTAACGTAAGGTTCTTGACAAAAAACCAACTTTGTGATACTATTAAAATACTATAACATACGAAACATACGTTAACATAAGGAGAATATAATGTCGTTAGCTGCAATGAAGAAGCAGAATAGTTTGGATTCACTATTGGGTGCCGCCCAGAAAGAGTCTGCTCCCCTAGAGAAGAAGTCTTACGTTGATGAACGTCTTTGGAAACCTACGATGGATAAGACTGGCAACGGTTATGCTGTCATTCGTTTCCTGCCCGCACCAAAGGGTGAAGACCTTCCTTGGGTAAAACTTTGGAACCACGCTTTCCAAGGTCCAACTGGTCAGTGGTTTATTGAGAACTCATTGACCACGCTGGGTAACAATGACCCTGTGTCAGAGTACAACTCTAAGCTCTGGAACAGTGGCATTGAATCTGACAAAGAGATTGCTCGGCGTCAGAAGCGTAAGTTGTCATATTACTCAAACATCTATGTTGTGAGTGATGCAGCAAATCCTCAGAATGAGGGTAAGGTCTTCCTCTACCGTTATGGTAAGAAGATTTTTGATAAGGTGATGGAAGCAATGCAGCCTCCGTTTCCTGATACAGACCCTATCAACCCATTTGATTTTTGGGAAGGTGCGAACTTCAAGTTGAAGCTTCGTAAGGTAGATGGATACTGGAACTATGATCTTTCATCCTTTGATAGTGCAGATGCACTGTCTGACGATGAAGATAAGTTAGAGGAAGTTTGGGGAGAAGAATATTCTCTTTCAGAGTTCACCGCACCATCTAACTTCAAGACCTATGATGAGTTGAAAACTCGTCTTGATATGGTCCTGTCTGGTGTAACTAAGACAGGCACAGTGGAAACTCTCATGGAAGATGAACCTACTGCTCCTGCCAAGGTGAACACTAAACCAGCACCAGCACCTACTGTTTCAGTGGATGATGGTGACGATGACGCAATGTCATATTTTGAAAAACTTGCAGAGGAGTAAAACCAGAACCCCCACAGAAATGTGGGGGTTTTCTTTTAAAGCGTACCGACTGCGGCCCTGTTCAGAGCACCGCCGCTGCCGGTATCCCTTAAATTTTTATTTGCTGTCATAGCAGTTGTTTGTTGGTTGTTAGTCCTCATGTCTTGTTGATTAGATA